CTCGGTTGCGGCTAGGCGCAGGGCGGTGTTGTTGTCGTCTGTGTTCATTTGATAGCGGGTTTGCAGTTCAATCTTTGTACGTTCGTTCTCTGCCTGCTCTTTGAGCATTGTTTGCTGAGCATCTTCTGCCATCTTTTGTGCATTTTGCTGTGCGTCTTGCTGCACTTTGGCTTGCTCAAGTTGTAGCTTGGCTTGCTCAAGTTGCAGCTTGGACTGCTCGGTCTGCATTTTTGCTTGATCAGTTTGAGCGGCTTGCTGCATTTTTGCCTGCTCAAGTTGTGTGCGCTGCTGCAGCGCCTGGCCTTGCAGCTGTGCATTCATTTGAGCTATCTGCATGCTGCTATCTGGCGGCATCGGTGGCTGGGGTTTAAACTGCTGAGCGACTTGATCAATCTGTGCCAACTCTTGGGCAAAGTTGCTAAGCTGCTGCTCAATAATTTCTTGCACCTTCAAAATTACACCAACTTGCTGATCTGCGTCTTTCTCAATCAGGTCTTTCTTCTGCGCAACGTCCACCGCCTCATGAGCCTCGGTCAAGTAGTAGTTCAGCAAGTGGTCGCGCAGGTGAGTGGCCATTGGGAACATGTAGGTTTTGACAATGGCAGGGTTCTGGCCAAACAGCGGCGACTTGAGAAACGCCAAGTGTGTTTTGAGGTGAGCAATGTGGTCTTGCTGCGGTAAGACGTAGACAGGAGTCCCCATCGTGGCGGCCACGTTCTCACTCACTGGGTCAATGTCCTCGGTGCCGGGCGCAGGTTGCAGTACATCGTCAGCGCTGATCTTCAAGCTGCGCAAAAACATTTGCTCAACTTTGCGCTGGTCATACATCTGAGGCATGGTGGCCGAGCGTTGCATGAGTGCCTGCGTCTGAGCAAAGCGTTGCGTCTCGCTGAAGATTGCCGGGTCACTTACCGGCACCACGTCCATTGGGCCGTCAAAGTCTTCGGGCTTGACATCCAAGCCAGATGCTTGGGCCTTGATGTCTTCAATGGTCAGGTAGGCGCTGTTGATCCGGTGCAGGATCTTAAACACGCGGCTCATTGAGCTATGGATGCGCGAGTGGATTGAACTGAAGACCACCATGCCTTGCTCAATCAGGGCCATCGTGGTGCCTACCGGCTGTGCTTGGTTGGCATCGCTCAGCTTCTCAAAGCTGGTCTGCACAACGCCTTTGCCTGCGTCTACCACAAAGCCTAGCAGTTGGAACAGCACAGGGCTCGGACCATTGAACGGTAGCGGCATGGCCAGTTTGCGCACGTCATCAATGAGCGCACCGCCTTCAAGTTCCACAACCTCGGTGGGCTGGACGTTGAGAGTCTGGCCACCGGGGCCACCCTTGAGCTTGAGCAGGGTTGGGATGTTCTGAATGTGGGCTGAGTCTAGCAGGGCGCGTAGTGCACCTGTGGCCGCGCCAGACAGGCCACCAATCATGTGAGTCAGGCCGATGGGGTAGGCACCACGCCAAGGCACAAAGGGGAACTCCACAATCCAGTCAAGCTCTACACGGCGCTCGTCTTCAGGCTCCCAGTTGCGGTACAGCGCCACAGCCTTGCTGCTGGTCTTGTCAATGCTGATGATGTACGGCTCAACCCCATCGCCAAAGTCTAGGTGGGTGTAGATCTCAAAAATGGTGCGCAGCCCGTCTTCGTTGTAGCTGGTGTCCTTGCGCCCTTCAATTTTGTCGTTGGCAATCGATGCCTTGCTGAAGTCAGGCACTTCTGGTGAGCCTAAGTCAACGTCAATGTACATCTCGCATTTGACTCGACGCTGGTACTCCATTTTGGTCACGTACTGGACGTGGGTCTTGCGCTCAGCGGAGTAGAAGTTAGTGGCCGCAAACGGCAGGTACACATCATCAATGGGGATAAACTCGGCGCATGGGCGCAGGTATTGGGCGCTCCACATCAGTTTGAGGTACTGAGCGCCTCCCAAGGGCAGTTGCGTGCTGAGTTGCTCTAGTTCGCCCCTGAACTCTGGCATCTGCTCAGTAGTCTGCCAGTTCATAAAGTCAGTCTTGCGCTCGGCCTTGGCGACCTTGTCCTTCTCCTTCTCGCCTAGGATCTTGCTCTTGACTGGACCGCCGGGAGGGAAGATCTCCTTCATCACTCGTGACGAGAAGTCCACGCAGGCTTCTACCAACATGGGATGGACAACCTTTGTTGAGCCGGTGAACTGCGCACCGCCCGGTGCATCGTCACCTAAGCCAGTACGGCGCAGGCCTTCCTCGTACAGCTTATCTCGCTTCTGTCGTGCGTCCTTGTCTTTGGCAACCTTGTCTAGCAGGTCGGTGACGGCATCTTCCAAGTCGGCTTGGTCAACCTCGTCAACAATGTTGGCAAAGTGCGCTTGCTTTTGGCGTTGGTCGTCCTCGTTCTTGAGTTTGACCATTGCGCCGCCGTCATCAGTATCCTCGGTGTCTGACTCGTCATCATCTACCTCAACGATTTCATCATCTTCAATGGTCAAGTCTGTATTTTTAGGCATATGCACTTTCACGTTGCGCAACTATTTGCTGGATGCGTTCGGGATCAAAGTCATCGTCCATCCTGGCAATGATTTGTTGAATTTTAATTGGGTCAAAATGGGTTGACACTAAGCCGCCGTGGGCCATGCCTTCGGGGGTTCTTCCAAACGTGTCGCCGATTGTTGGAATGTCAGACATTTGGACAGCTTGCTTACCAAGCTCATCAGCCTCTTCTTTTGTCAAGAAGTTTGGAATTTCAACCCCTTTAGCCTTGAGTGTTTTTAAACTACTTTCGCTAATAACTTGGTAAGGTTTAAGTAGTCCGGCATTCTTCAAGTCACGAACGTCAGACCACTGGCCGCCCTTGACAAAGTCCTGCACGAATGGTAGGTACTCATCGGCAGGCTTTTTGTTTTTGAAACCTTTGATTTGAAAAATGTTTGGTTTAGCTTCTAATTGGTACTGGTTTGCCAGCCTGTTTGCGGTATCTTCATAAGACTCACCAATGTATCCAAAGCCGCCTTTTTGCCGCGCTAACTCTGACCTCTCATTGTCAATAAGGTGATGGAAACTCCTATTCTTGCCTGAAGGGTCTGGCATCCTGTCGGCCTTAGTAAACCAGCCTTCATGCGGCTTCACCTCAATCGTCACCTGCGGTTGGCCCTTGTCGTCACGCAAGGAATAGATACGGCTGCGTCCCTCTGCCACGTCAGGGCAGTAACCGCCGACACAATGCTGCATGGTGTCGCCTTCGTACTTGAGGGCGTCTTCAAGGGCTTTGTAGCGCTCTTGGCGCTTGTACAGATTAAGAGCTTCTTCTGGCGTTGCCCCTAATGACACGCTTTGTCCGGTGCGCTGATCAATGATGCCATGCATATCTGGATACCCTGACACTGGGCCTGGAGCGTGCCCTTCTTCAAGAACAGCTTTTGGCTGATTCAACTCAACCCACTTCACCCCCTGTCCCGGATACTCTTTGACCAATTGCGTAGCTGCGTTGTTGGCAATCAATTGGTTGGCTTCTATCTTCTGTGTAGCACGCCAAGCATTGATGTCAGCTACACGGTCAACCGCTTGCGGCATCGTGAGCTTGCCTAAGTCAGCGGGGTCAATCAGCAAGTTTTTAGGCAAGCCAGATTCAGGGTTGATGGCGTTGCGTAACTCATCTACGAGGTGGTCAAAGCCTGAACTTTCAGGAAAACCTCTTTCAGGATAATAAACAGGAGTTTCTGGCGGCACTTTAAATAACCAAGGATCGGTGTCAACTGTGGAACTAAACCCTCCGCGAATCTCAGACGCCGTTAATGGACGAGTATGTTTACTGGCAGGTGCAACATTTATAGCATTGTCAGCGGAGATTTCCCATGCTTGGGCGGCAGGCGAAATGCCTACGCCTTCTATTGGAAACCCAGCTCCTTTCCGCGCATCCTTAGTCTTAAAGTCAATAGCTTCATTCGGAGTAAAGTGCAGCCCCTCTCTAGCTTCCACCAATGCTTTCTCTTTCTCCAAGCCAATCATCTGCTGGCGCATGGAGGTCAGATCCCCAACCGGCACACCACGCTCTCTAGCCGTTTGTTCCATCTTGGCGGCAAAGTTATCAATTCGGCCTT